ATGGAAGAAAATATTACAATCCTGATGAAATTAAGGAACTATATGAAAATGGAGAGACAGAAAATGTATTTATAGATCCTAGTGGTAAACTAAATATGAGACAAACTTGGTTGGTTTTTAGAGTTGCTTTTACAGTACAATGCGGTATTCCGTTTGGAAATTATGATAAATATCCTAATCTATTAGAATACGCTAAGAAAGTTGGAATTGTTGCTAATAATCCAAGACCAATTAAAATGCTTGCAGGTATTAAAACTGTAAATGAGTATTATGGGGAATATGGTGAAGGTCCAACAGGCACATATAAAATTACATACAAAATAAATGATGATGTTGTTTCTTCATTCAACCAGGAATATCTGACTAAGATTGCAAATGGATTTATTAATAGAATCACTCAAGATAATAGCTTAATTTCTATATACAATAAATTCGAATATTATGAGTGGACTCATACAATATATATCTATGGTGTGTCTGAAAAAGACATGGAAAAATCAGAACTAATTAGAGAGTTTAAAGTTTTTGATATGGAATTATTGATGTTAAAATCAAATAATTTTACAACTATTATGAATGCTTATGAAATGGCTTGTCGTGATCAAGGGCAGTATCATTGGATAAAAGAAAAAGGTACTGAGGATGACGAGAAGAAATCTAATTATTATTGGTATGATAAAACTGGAAAGAAAGAAGAAAAATGAAGAATAAGGATAGAATTAAATATACATTAGATCATAGAAAAGCTTTTAGAAAAATTGAGAAGCAGTTATTGGGACACAATACTTTTAGAAGCTTATTCCATGATTTAGATAAAATGTTCTTGTATATGTTTTTTGATTATAAGAAAGTACGCTATTGGCACAGACTCCATATGCCTCATCATAATGTTAAAGCAAAAACACATTCTGATTTTGTACAAATGGTAATTGACTGGGAGTGTGCAAGATATACAAAACCAGACAAGCCATTAAATGCTAGAGAGACGTTGGCAAAATTTTATCCAGAATTAACAGATAAAGTATTGCCGGTAATTGAAGAACTTGGATTGTAAAGGAGAATTTATGAGTACAAATTTGATTATTAAAGATCGAGGTACCGGAAAGAGTGCACAGTTACTTTATACAAGCGCAACAACTCAATATCCTATATTAACCAAAACAAAAGATAGGGCTGTTAATTTACTAAAAATGGCTGAAGACTTAGATTTGTGTATTCCGGTACCGTTAACTGAGAATGATATTAAATCAAGGGGAATTAGATTACCTGAGAATATCCTTGTAGACGAGGGATATGATTTAATCGGTACTGCTCTTAATTATTATCTTGGAACACATGTTGTAGCAGTAACACTTTCAGATAAGCTTAAGGAGAGATACGTTAAAAATGATTATAGCAGCGGCAGTTAAATTTTATATTGAGAAAACTGATCAAGAGGTTATCCTATGTGGATTGAGACATGATGCTCCATTTAGACAATTAGCAGCACTTGGTTTTGAACCAAAAGTAGGATACAAAGAACTTGAGCAAGGATTTATAACAACTGATGGAGAATTTCTGAATAGAGAACATGCTTATTATCATGCTGTGAGCTGCAAGCAAATTGAACCTGATAATGGACCGGCTTGGCTTATCTCGGAAATGCTGTGGTAAAATAGAAATTTTAAGGAGAGTACAATGGTACATTATAAAGTTGATAAATATACTATTGGCGGTTCGCTTCAATATTATACTCGTAAAATTTTTGAAGAGGCAGGATTACAATACAGAGAAGATGAAATTAAGGACGGAGATGTTTTTGCATTTGCTTATTTAGAAGATGAAAGGGCAACAAACTTCTTTTGTAAACCAATAAAAGGTAGAATAGTTGATTCTATGTTTTATGAATATAAAAAGAATGGTGAATTAAAGAAAAATGGTGTAAGTGTTGGCGCTAGAATTTATGCAGATGCATATGAGGAAGCGGTAGAAGGATTTAATATCCTTATTCAGAATAGACTTAAGCGATTAAAAGAAGAAATTAATAGAGTAGAGAATTTATTGATCGAATAAAAATTTAGTTTGATTGGAGAAAATTATGGTCAGTACAACTATAGCTATTATTTGTATTATGATTTTTACCATTTTAATAATTTTTCTTATATATTTAATGTTACAAGAAAAAATTGAAAAAAGTATATATAAAATTCCTTTTATTACTAAAAAAGTAGAATGTTACAAAGTTAATAAACGTATAAAGGATGTATTTAATAGTGCTGTTTATGACCAAAATAGAAGAATATCTATGGCAATGATGGAAGGTAAAAAACATACAACATTTATATTTGCAAACGATGAATATTATTTTAATCCATGGAATACGTATAAGAAGCAATATAGACAAATTTTGCTTGACATGGGAATGAAATATTACAAAAGATACAAAATAGATGGAGATAAAATCTCCTGGGATTAATTCTTATAGCTGCAATTCCGCAGTTAATTTCCAGAATAAATAAAAATTGAATATGGAAGATATTAATAGATAGAGCAGAAAGACGTAAGGAATATGGATGTGAACTGACGGATAGTAATTGTAATGAGTACGAATGTCCATTAGTTTGCAGATATAAAGTTGAAGAATAGGAGAAATAGAAAAATGAGTAACAGAAGAAATAGTAATAGTTCAAGTGGCATGGGAATTTTAGGTGTTTTGCAGATTGTGTTTTTGGTACTTAAGCTTACAGGATTAATTACATGGTCATGGTTAGTTGTTTTAATTCCACTGTGGATTAGTTTAGGAATTCTTGTAATTTTCTTGATATGTGTATTTGTAGTAGCCTTGCATTATAAATGGAAAAAATAAAAGCTTGGTTTTATGAGTGGTAACACTTTTAAAATAAAGGGCTGAAATCTGACAAGAAAACAGCCCTCTATAAAAAAGGAGAATTATGATTGTTCATACAATCAAAATAGAGAGTTGAATCTAATTAAAGAAACAACTCTCTATCATGACTAAAACTGAATTATTAAAGCAAACTGCAGTAAGGCAGGAAGTTATTTTTTACGATAACTTTTGTCCTTGTATAGCATACGAGTTATATAATTTACTTTTTCATCTGAAAGCTCAGAATGATGGCAAATCATATGTATTGCATAGAATTTTATCGTGTGGGACAAAATCAAATACAATCCGTATGTACCAAGGCATGAGAATACAAACTTTAGAAAATTTAGCATCTCAATACCTCCTTATTCAGTTTTGCTTTTCTAATTCCAATCAACCGTCAAGTTGCGGTGGTTGATAAGTTTAACAGTAACATAGAAACCTATAATTTTCAAGGAGAACATCAAGTATATGACAAAAGCAGAATTAATTTTTTATGAAATGACTGATAGAGAAATTTTTAGTAGAGCTAAAACAGTTTATGAGAAGTTAGGGATGAGTGAAAAAGGACTTCTCTCAGTTATGCGTCCAACAATGGGTGCTGTAACAATTCTTTCAGTGGATCTCACAAATAAGATCAGAGATGCTGTAAGTATGCAGTATGACGATTTTCTTGCAGATGATTACATTGAAAGAGCAAAGAAAATTCAGAATGAAATGAAAGAAAAGAGAGAAGAAAGTATTAGAGAGCAGAAAGTAAGTAATTCATATATTGATAAATTCAATAAAGAGGTACAGGACTCAGACAATGATTTTGAAAGAGAGTGTACTAAAGAAATTATCAGACTTATAAAGTTACTTCCTGATAAATCTGCCAAGAAACTCATTAAAAAATATTTTGAATAGAAAATAAGGAGAAAAAATTATGAAGATGTACAATATTAAGAAAACTTTTGCATCAAAACTAAAAGACAATGTAAAAACACCACTGTTTAGAACAAGCGCATCTGACTTATTTGACACATTTCTTTACTATCTTCCAGATGCTTGCAAACAGGAATATACATGTAGAGCTTGTAAACACTTTGTAGATCGATTTGGTGGACTTGTATTTATTAAAGACGATGGAACAACTGAATCTGCTATTTGGAACATTGAAAATATCCCTGGGATGTTTATTGAGCCAATTACACAGATGAAAGAGATTGTTGAGTCTGCTCAGGTCCAGGATGTATTCGTATCAGATTATGTGGATCTTGGAACATATGATACCAATGGATTCCATCATTTTTCTGCAAAACTTCCAAGAGTAATGATCAATACATCAAGGGTAAAAAATGCTTCACAGATTTCTGCTGAAAAAGCTGAAGATTATGGAATGCTGAAAAGAGCACTTGAGAAGTATTCCATGCCACAGATTGATCAGGCACTTAATTTATTAGAATCCGGAAGTTTATATAGAGGTAGCAGCTATGTAGCAATGTGTAAATGGTTCAAGGAAACAAAAGAGAAGATTGCTTCTATCAATGATCAGCCACAACACACTAATATGATTTGGAAATATGCTGCTACAGCTCCAAATGGATTTACTCACATTTCCGGAAGTATGTTAGGTACATTACTTGATTATATTGTAGATGGAGATGACTTTGATACAATCAAACGAAAATTTGAGACAAATATGAGTGCTGAGAATTATAGACGTTCACAGTCTGCACCTACTCAGAGAGCTGTTGAAAGTGCTGAAAAACTTATTGAAAAACTTGGTCTTGCAGATTCACTTAGAAGAAGATATGCAAAACTGGATGAGCTTCCTGAGAATGAGTTTATTTGGAAGAGTAAAACTGAAAATAAAGAGGAAGTAAAGACTGGAGTATTTGCAGGAGTTCAGACTAAAGCTGTAGATAGTAATGAAACAAAATCTGTAATTCCACAGGTAACTATGACATGGGATAAATTCAGAAAAACAATTCTTCCTACTGCAGATAAGTTGGAAGTAAAAGTTGATGGAACAACTCATCTTATGGGAATTGTAACAGCTGCTGTTCCGGAATCTGAAAATATTATGAACTGGGATAATACATTTTCTTGGTATTACCAGAGTGGTATTGATTCTGTAATTCGTGAGCGACTTGAAGCAAAAGGTGCAAAATATGAAGGTTGTGAGATCAGATGTTCTCTAATCTGGAATACACGTACCGATCTTGATGTGCATTGCATTTGTCCGGATGGAGTGGAAATTTATTTTGGACATAAGAATCACGGATATGGTTCGTTGGATGTTGATGCAAATGTTAATGGTGAAACAGTAACTCCTGTCGAGAATATTCGTTGGGCAACTGGAACTGCTCCAGAAGGACGTTATAAATTCTTTGTTAATAACTATACAAATAGAGCAACCAATAATCCATATAAATTAGAGCTTGAAGTAAATGGAAAAATTTATACTTATGACGGAAATCTTACAAGTGATAATTATAGAAAAAATACAGACGTAGTATTTGAATTTGATTATCGTCATGGCGAAGATCCTAAGTTTACTGCAAATTCTAAAAAGACAGAAACTAAAGAAACTTGGGGAATCAGCAACGGATTCTCAGAAGTTGTTGCAATTATTCCGTCTCCAAACATGTGGGGAGAAAATCCATATAAACGATCTGGTGAACACACTTTCTTCT